TATCTTTCCATATCTGCATTTATATCTTTGTAATTGTAACAGGCTTTAGAACTTATGTTCAATATCTTTTTATCTTTGTTGCCGTCCCATGCCTGTATCACTTCTTCTAATAGTTTTGTTTGTCCTGAATATTCTGACCATGCATTGTTAACAAATACGTCGACGTTGTCCAAACCATCTAATATTTGTTCTCTACCTTCAACGGTATTGATGTCATACCCTGTTGAAAGGCTGTAACCTTCTACATTGTGTCCTAAAGATTTAAAATATTCGTAAAGGCTCCTGCCAAGTCCCCTGGCGTGTCCCGTTATTCGGATGTTCATTGTGAGTTATTAGATTAAGTTGCTCCAAGCACCGTTTTCGTAGCCTTGGAATTTGTTTGTCGTTGTGTTGTACACAATCATTCCGTTTGCGGCTGTTAGAGCATTTATGGCTGTCTGATCCATTCTGCCTAACAATACTTCAGAAGCAAATTGACCATTACCGTTTACTTCTAATTTTTTAGTTGGATTAGTTACATTAATTCCGAAATTACCGTCTTTGTCTAGTACAACAAATTTTAATGTGCTACCATTGTCTGGAGTAGTTGCAATAATTAATTGTCCTGGTACAGCACCACTTGACACTGTTGCATCTGGATCAACACTTGCACTGATCACACTTGATAATTTGTATTGTGAACCATCATATCCGTAGTGTGAATAAGAAAACATAATATCATCTGCCGCAACTGCTGTTGGTGTTACTATTGAACCTTTTGATGTGTATGCTTCTAATGAGTTGTGTGTTGTCGCGTTTGAATCATCTGAATAAATTTGTATTGCCATGTTGTTTGCATGGTCAGTTGAGTTAATTCTAAGACCTACACCGTTCGCTGAACTTGTAGTACCGAATATTACTTGTGAACCTGATTGTAATTGTACAACGTTTCCGTCAAGTGCAATAACACCGTTTGTCATGTAGTCTGAATCACCATCAACTCTTAATGATGAATCGCTACCAAATAATGAACCTTTAACATCTCCAGTTACTGGACCTGTATGTGTTCCTGCTGTGTTACCTGTAACGTTACCAACGACAGCACCAGTTAAGTTTGCTGTCACTGTTCCTGCGTTTGCATTTACAACTACTGTTGAATTGTTTGATGTAATATTACCTGTGAATGAAGCCGCTTCTATTTCACCTGTTGCAACAATACCGTTGAAGTAACCTGTTCTCCAAGCGGCAGTGGTTGTTCCTAAATCTCTTGTGTTTGTAGCATCTGGCGTGATGTTTGATGGTACACTCAAATATTGTGCTGATAATGTTGTGTCTACTTGATTACCACCTACTGTTGAACCGTCTCCAACAAATAGTTTTTTGGTGTCTGTAGTGAAGATAAGTTCACCTGCTAAAGGTGTGATACCTTGTCTTTGTGCGTCTGTACCTCTTCTAATCTGTAATGCCATTTAAGTAATGCTCCTAATGTATGTAGTATTTATTCTACTTATATAATTGCTGGAGTCTTTATTTTCGCTTTTTAAGGAACGTTTTAGTGCGTTTTGTTATGTCTGCTTTAACTTTATTCGTATCGAGCCTAAAATCAACGTTTTTGATATCATCCCCATAGGTTTTGAATAGATCGCCTATGGTTTTTTCCAGTTCTTTGTTGGTCATCTTTTGTCTGTTTGGTTTAAGCCTAATCTCCCAGTTTTTGCCATCTTTAAATGATACTTTAATAGACAGCAAATACTCTACAGGGATAGACTCAATAGATAAGTCGCCGAATACTTCCGGCCAATGTTGCACCACTTCCCTAGGCAATTTCTTTTTCGTAAATTTGACCACGACAGACACTAGACTTACTTAGACTTTTTTGCTGGTGATAACGCCTCTGCTTCTTTACGAAGTTTTGCCGCTTCTTTGTAAAAACGATCTGCGTTACTTCTCATCTGACCTGCTAGTTGTTCATCACTCAAAGGTTGGTTAGGCGTATTTCTTGACGTCTGTGATTGTGCCACAACAGTAGCCTGATCTGGTTGTACTGCTAGGTCATCAATTGCCACACCTTTTTGTTCTGCGATGATTTTATTCAACTCATCCAACTGTACTGAATCAGTAGGTGTAGGTGTCATCATAACTGTGTCCGTTGGAACTTTCTGCATAAACCCACCTGTGTGGAATTTAATCAACATACTTTGTCCATCTGGAGTTAAGTTTCTACCTAATACTTCATGTAATTCAAAAGCAGTTTGACCTGCGTTAGATTCGATAACTTTCATTAAGGCATCGTGATCTAATGGATCAATTTTTGACGTTTGAATAACAACCGCTGATTTACTGTCACCTGGAACAGTTCTGTAGACAACGGCAACTTTTTCGTTGCTACCTTTCATTTGCCCTACGTGTTTTATTTCAGCCATTATTTTTTCTCCGCTTCTTTTTTGTCACCTTCTGCAGGGACCTTGGCATCCTTTTGAGATTTTTCTACAATCTTCAAAAAGCCATCTAGTTTATTGAAAGTGGTTCCTACTGCCGCCATCTCGTTGGCTTTGAAGGCTCCACGTTGACTCGCCACATCTATTATTGACCTAATCACAGTTAAGTCTTGAACAGTCAATTCTGCTCCAGCGCCGGCTTGTGCCTTTGCTTCTGCAGGTGCTTGTCCTGTAACTTCTGCGGGTGTAGGAGATGTAACCGTCTTTGTATTGTTTGTATCTGACATTTTAAAATGCTCCTTTATATTTGTATATACAAAGGTATTTACTGACGTTGTATGTAAGGACAACTAAGATTGAATATAGACAGTTCTTTTGAGTTTTCGAATGCTACCAAAAAATAATTTTTTATTAAGCCGTGATTATCGACATCGAGATGTTTACCAATATAATATCTACCTTTTAGGTTTTCCAAAATCCATTTTTCCATGTGTTCACTTGTTTCGGTATGATCAAAATTTATTTTGAGCATTTGAAGACCGTCAGGTTTTTTGGTTATCTTTCTACATTCGAAAAAGTTAAGTGGATTTGGTTCTTTAGTTTTTGAAAACATTATCCATCATAGTGCACCGTTGTACCAAAAGGTGCTTCCATATTTTTATCATGATGGTCATTAATTAAGAACAAAGTATCACAGTATGAATCGTCTCCCCAACTCTCCCAAGGATAACCATCTGTGAACATTATAAATTTCTTAGGTTGTATGTCATTCTCTTTCATGTATTCAAAATTAGCATCGAAGTCAGTACCACCGCCACCTTGTATTTCATAACTTTGTAAATCACCTTCGTGCGGAGTAATATCTTGTTCATTGTGTATCTCAGTATCAAAACACCATATTTTAATTTTGAAATCTCTGTATTGATCCATAATACCTTGCACCTCACCTAGGAAGTCTCTTGTTTGTTCTTCCCTAATAGAACCTGAAGTGTCTATTGCTATACAAAGGTCTATTGTTTGTTCATTCAATGTACCTGGTAATATAACACCTGAATGCCAACCTTTCCTGCTAGGTCTTGCCCAACTGTAATCATTTTTAAGCACACTATCAATCTGTTGCTGAAGTAATTCTCTCCAGTTCATTTTAGGTTCAGTGAACTGATTAATAATTCTTTTAATTGCCTCAGGTAAGTTTTCTTTACCTGCCGCTTGAGCAGATTGTATCATGCTTTCTTTTATTTCATCTTTAATCTTATCCATCTCCGCTTTAGTGTATGTAGGTTGCGAGCCACCTTTTTTATCTTTGTCCTTGCCTTTACCTGCACCAGCACCTTGTTCTTTCTCCCAATCAATGTGCTCATCTAAAAGTTTACCTAATTTCTCCATAGCCTTTTTACCTTTTTTGTATATGTCATCATATACTGCTTCTGAAGACCAACCACTGTATTTGTAGTCTTGGAATATCTGTATGTCTTTAGGTTTCTCTCCAATGTTCTGATCCATTAAAGTATTGTTCACAATATAATCACAAGCGATGTTATGTAATTGTGGTTCTCTGTCTTCTCTTCTTTTCATATGATCAAATACACAATGAAGAATTTCATGTGCAATAACGAATTCAATTTCTTTAGTATTCATCTTGTTGAAGAATTCAGTGTTGTAGTATAAATGTCTTCCATCAGTTGCGGCAGTTGGACACCAGTCATCACATTCTTTAATGATTAGTCTAGTTGCCATATTGCCAAAGAAAGGATGTCTTAAAAGCAATCCAACTCTGGCTACAATAATTTTATCTAATACTTCTGCTCTCATACTTTCTAATTGTGCAGGAGTAAGTTCTACTGGTTGTTCTGTTTGTTCTATAATATCTGTTGTCATGTTCATAATTCCTATTAGTGTAGGGCACCCTAAGATGCCCTACTTAACACCTTAGTTAGTACTCTGTGCGGCAGTAATATACTTGCCGTATTTTTCGTGGAACTCATCGAAGCATTTGACTGCATCAGGATCAATAGGTAATTGATACTGAGTTAATGCCATCTTGATACCCATAACAACAAGTTCTGTATCAAAATTATCCATCATAAATCTAAGAAACTTGCTGACCTTGTCATTAAATTTCTTATCTTTTTTATCGTTTGCTTCTTTTAGTTCATAACATAGCGAAACCGTAAGGGAGTACATTGCTGATATTTCTTTCGATTTCATTTCTGTTATTTTGCCTTCCAATATCTCGGAAGGATTAGGTAGTTCTGATGCTACCTTTCTATGAGCCATGAACTTAACTGCAAGTCCTTCGCCCACTGCACCACTGACTAAATCAGTAACGGTGTTCTCATCTAAATCATCTGAAAGCAATTCACTTACAAATGACCAAGATCTCGGAGTAGCAAATGACCTACTTGGAGACTTTGGATCAAAGTCATATAAGTCCTTTTTGCTAAAAGTCAAATAACCAACAACATCTTTGTGAATGTTGTGTTCAACTGCCCACTCAAACCAGTCATCAAATTCTGGCTTCATTTCTAAGTGGATAAATCTGTTAGCCAACGGAGCAGGCATTCTATATACAACACCTTTGTCTGCTTCTCTATTACCAGCCGCACAAATTAATACGTTATCTGGCAATTCATATTGACCAACTTTTCTGTTTAATATAAGTTGATAAGCCGCCGCCTGCACACTAGGTGCCGCGGAGTTCATTTCATCTAAAAACAAAACAATATTTTTGTGCTTCTTCGCTTCTGCTTTTGTTGGCAATTCCGAAGGTTGTGCCCAAACCATATTATTTTCTTTTGAGTTGAAATATGGAATACCTTTAATATCTGTAGGCTCCCATAAACTTAATCTAATATCAATCACGTGTGCATCGATATTCTTTGCAATTTGGTGGATCACTTCCGATTTACCTATTCCAGGGCCTCCCCATACAAAGATAGGTCTTTTAATCTTCAGTGCGTGTAAGATAGACGCTTTACACTTATTTGGCGATAATTGCCTAGTGCTTAAAGCATCTACTTCTGGTGAACTTTTTCTTCTTGGCATTTTTTGTACTCCTATTAGTTTGTTGTTATAGTTTAATAATATATTCTAGTACCAAAAAAGTCAACCAGAAAGATAGGGTAAAAACGTCAGTGATTATGCGGGTCATTTGCCCTGTGGATAACTATTCTTGCGTTTCTAGGCGGGATAGTGCTTTATTCAAACCATATTTCCTAATATCTCCCGAAAATAGCATTAGTTCCATTGCTTTCTTTTCATTGGTCACTATTACGCCATCATCTGCTAGATAATATGGAGTGTCTAAATATTTGTCTAAAAATATGATTACTTGAGTGGTAAGGTTGAAGTCATTGGGAAAAGGCACATCATAAGTTTGAAGTTGTAGTTTTTCCTTAATGAATGTTATACCTTCATCTGTCAATCTCAATCCACCAAAGTTTTTGGATCTACTGTTCTTCCACCACATTGGCATATACTCCTTAAGAGTATTTTCACCAATTGCTATATTGGCATTTTTTAAGAAGATTTTAGTATAGGTTTCTTTCCAGTTCATTTTTCACTTACAGTTTCACCTTGGGTTAATTTAACCACCGTGAATTCTGTAGTGTTGAATAGTGTATTCAATTTCTTCGCTAGATTAAATGCGTGTCCAGGGTTGGAAAAACTAACCTTTTTGTATTTAGGTCCTGGGTAGTTGTTAAGCAAATTTGCACTCTTAAGATTAAACGGTTTGCCCTTATAGAACACTGCCCAAATTCCTTCAGCCGCTAGGATCTGCTCAGACTTGTAGTCTTTCTTATTTGTGTACTCTAAAAGTACTGTTGGTTTAGGTCGACTCATAATTTTGCAAATATATGAGTATTTATCGAATTTATGGATGTGTTATAGTTTACCGCCGTCTACTTGAACGTTTACAGTTTCATCTTTCTTTGCTTCTGCGGTATTATTATGGGCCATTAAAGCCTCATAATCCCCCGCTAGACGGGCCAGTACTGTGGCTAGGGTATATGTGATATGCTTGGCTGTATTGATGTCTATACGCACTTCTTTTTGATTACCCATGTCAGCACCTTTAACTTGCTCGATGAATCTTTGTAAACTTGCGGTGTTAAGTGGTTCTTTTGTTTGCATTTGCCAACTCCGTTTTCATTTCTAAAATAGTTCTAAATGGTCCTTTGAATGGATACCTTTCCAGTGTAAGTAATTTAGGACAGTAACTTCTAACCCATCCTTTTTCAAATTTGATTATGTAATAACCTGCACAATACAGGCTTTTGGATTTTTTACTTTTGTTAAACAGTGGCAGTTTACGTTTTACATCAAATACCATGTTGTAAGGAACGAACTTGCTAGGGTAATCATAAACATCATTTTTCTCTGACTCAACAGGTCCTGGTGCTGATAAACTTGTACCCCACATCCAATCACCTGTAAAACTTTTTTGGAGTGCGTCCACGTTGTCAAATATTCTTGTTCCTGATTCACAACTAAACATAAAACGTCTGTCTTCTTGTTTACATATAGTTCCAACTTTCTTACCGTCCGATTCTAGTATCCAGAATCTATTTTCTAATATAGGCTTTGCGTATAGTTTGTTTGTCATGCCGTTACCTCTTCTTTAACATATTTTGCGTTTAATGGTTCTGCATAACTTTGAGGATAATCAGCGATCCTTTGTAAATCCCATTTGGCACAAAATTTAATAAGTTTTAATCCTACTTGTTCTATTGCTTTAGTTTCTGCACTTCCCACTGTTTCTTTTATAATAGTTTTGATTTCATCTGGCTGTGCTGACAAATCACATAGTGTAACATTTCTTTGATAATCATCTATTACTCTATGTTCGAATCCTTCATGATCTACCCAACGTTGCAACATCATATTATTCCAACTATAACCTTTTGAATTCCTATCTTCGAATGCTTCTGTTAGACCAACTTTAGTTTTCGTACCTTTTGTACGCACACCTGGATATGCTGAAAACACATTGTCAGCAGTATC